GTGTATCGACACCCAACGCCAAGACAGTACGCGACTCTATAAATTTGTGATACGCAAAAAATGAAGTAAGTACTTACCTTAAGGTCTATAAAGTAAAGTCTACCAACACGATGGACACCGATTTCGAAGATTCCTTTGACTTTGTGTTCAAACGGGCCTCCAAGTACCGCCTGCTATGGAAGACGTCCACGATATTGGGAAGAGGAATAGTCAAGAGACGAGAGGAACAGAAAGCTCGCTGCAAAAGGGACAGATGCTTGTATATGACGTGCCGGCGTTTCAGCGAACAAATAACGCAGTTCAAAGATCTCGCGTACGGGCTCAGCGATCCAGCTTCGTGGTGCATATGTCCGCCTGACGTTATATTGTACTGCGCCGACGAAATAGAGGAACACGACCGTACCCGGAGGCATGTGAGAAACTTGACTTATTTAGACAACTACCCCTTCATGAAACGCTTGCCAATCGCGCTCAAACGCATCGAAGCCTTCATGAGGGACTTTGACAGGGACTATATAGAAGAAGCCCTCGCGGAGGGGCTAAACGAGAAGACGCCTGCCCACGACCTCATGGGGTTATTCAAGTCCCTCACCTTCTAAACCATACAGCACACCTTCTGCATGGTTCGCTCGCTCTCGCGTGTAACCTCGTCGTAGAAATCCACTACTCTGTCGTCGACCTTGAACGCCTCGCGGCATACGGACGTGACGCGCACCTTGTCCAGACTGATGGCCCTGGACAGCCCCACGTAGGCCTGACCGGCGGCGAAAACACTTGTGCCGAGGTCGATTTCGAGCAGGTCGATTGTGGAACCCTGGGACTTGTGTATGGTCACGGCCCACGCCAGTTTGAGGTCAAGTTCCCCACGAATGAAGACGCCTGTTTTGCTGTGCAGGGTCTGGGTGTACTCCAGATTATACGACATCCCGTTCACCAGAGTGATGGTTACATCATTGTCCCCGAGTGACTCGACCACACCGCGCGTGCCGTTACAGATCCCCGCCGGTAGGCAGAGGTTCCGCGTCACCATAACCTGAGCCCCAATGCACAGCGTAATCGAGTGTTTGCCGATCAGTTTGTAGGTCCTCCACTCCGGTGTAGGCTCTTCGCACAGCAGATCATTCAGCTCAGTGAGATTGATCTCGTCCACATTGATGTTGAGAGAATACAGCCTGGTGTACTTGACACCCGCGGGTGGGTCTATGCCTTCGCACATGCTGAGCCTTTCCAAGTCATCGTGCGTGGGCTCTGCGACCCTTGCTCGGGAAAGAATGTCTTTGAAAACGGTGTCCTCATTCTGCCGCATCTGCTCGGTGAGGACTATGGTTTCCATGTTGCTATCGTACCACGTCTCGGACTCGAAGCAGAACCTCCCCGTGACTGGGGGGAGCTGGTAGAAGTCGCCAACGAACACCACTTGCACCCCGCCAAACGGGAGAACGTTCTTGCGTATCAGGCTCAGGTACTCTGACACCTTGTCGAGTAGCTCGGCATTCATCATGCTGATTTCGTCAATGATCAACACCTGGAGCGCGATCAGCTCCTCGAGCTTGTTTTTGTAGTACAGTATATACCTCGATGACCGTAGCAGGTCCCTGTACAAATCCTCTGCGGATGGCTTTGCAAGTCCTATGCTCAGGAAGGAGTGCACCGTTGCCCCTTCGATGAGAAGGGCCGCACACCCTGTCAACGCTGTCACTCCGAATCGTCGCCGGTGTCCCTTAAACTTGGCGATTATAGCGCCCAGGCAGTACGACTTCCCAGTGCCCGGGCAGCCAGTGAGAAACACGCTCTTCCCGCCAAGGACGCGGCTGCATGCGTACTCCTGTCGGGCGTTCATTGTTGATTTTGCAAACCTGTCACGTCACTCGTTCATAACCTTGTCATCTCTGAATTATCCTGCGATCTGTCTCTAAACTTGTGTCCGCCTGCTGACAACGACCACCGAGACTACATGAATCCTCTGATCTCACGGAGAACATCGGTGGGTGCAGTTGTGTAGAATGTCTTGTGGCCGTTCGAGAGGACGCTAAGTTGCCGAATCCGAATCTGCCGGAAGAAGCGCCCTATTATCCGCGAACACCTCGACTCACGAACCTTCGATCTGGTCATATCAGTCTTTACGCGAAGATCGAAAGCTGCTCTGTCTGACTTCATAAGCTGTCCGTAGAGGAGGTGTACGATTTTGGAGACTCGCTCTCTGTCTTTTTCAGTAAAACCTTGTTTCTCGCGTGTATCCCAAAACATTATTATAAAATCGAGGATTGGTGCACCCGCATCCGTCATGCTCTGAATACGCGCCTTACTCCAAAACTTTAACGTCCGGGGTCCGGCCGCGGCGCGTGTCAATCTCTCCAGACGAGCTTTCCTGACCTCCGCACATTGCACTTTGTGAACCGGCCAATGTTTGCGCTGACATTCCTTGCTGCAGTAATGAGATTCGCGACAGTGCGCGCATCCCTGCAGCGGCTTCTCCGAGACGCTCATACATACGATGCATGTCCGGTCTGTTTTGAACGAACGGGTCAAAGTGTAGCCCAGCCTGTAGTCGACGCGGTCCACCGGGATTCTCCTCTTCTTGGAGCGGAAGAGGCTGATGATTTCCGTTTTGTTGTTGTAGAACTTTACCTCCTCTTGAAGGCCGGAGTAGGTTATCCCGCCAGGCGCACTCTTTCCAAATAGTACTTTCTTAGAGGGGGAGTCCGGGATCGTTTCCTGCAACTTCTTGAGGTTACAAGATATCTTATAGCTGCTCGAGAGTGATTGCTCATACTTTCGCCCGAGTTCCTCCAATTGCTCCACCGTCCGGTCCCGTAGTTTCTTCCGCAGATTCACGAGCGTGTGGCAGTAGTAGGGTGTTGGCATTGTTTGCTGGATGACAATTTCTATATATACTACTGTATGCATGACACCCCTAAGGGGTGTTTAAAACGTACTTGTCAACGCTACGCGACGATAGCGTTCTTGTAAAACTTTGCCACCTTCCGGTTCACCTTGAAAGCCTCAGGGCATACCGAAGTGATGCGCACCCTGTCCAAACTGACCGCCCTGGACAGCCCCGTGTACGCCTGACCGGGGGCGAAAATGCTGGTGCCGAGGTCGATTTCAAGCAGGTCGATGGTTGAGCCTTGGGACTTGTGAATGGTCGTGGCCCACGCAAGCTTGAGGGGCATGGCTTTGTAGAGCAGTTGGTCCGTTTCGTCGTCCCTGAACTCGTACGACCCGACCGAGTACTCCCGGCCGCCCACCAGCGTGACAATCACAAACGTTTCGAACTTGATTTTCTCAAAGGACCTCACCACGCCGCGCGTGCCGTTGACAATTCCCGCCTCGAGGTCGATGTTTCGGGTGATCATCACTTGCGCCCCGGGGCACAGAACGAGCGACTCCTTCTCGCCGACCTTGAACTTTTTGGACTGCGGCTTGGGCTCCTGGCGCAGGAGCTTCTTCATCTCGCCGTTGTTGATGTCGTCAACATTGGTGTTGAGCGAGTACAGCTTTGTGTACTTGACGTCAGTCTCGGGAGGGTCGCACGCACTGAGCGTTTCCATGTCGTCCTCTGTCGTGTCACCGGTCCGGGCCCGAGACAAAATATCCTTGAAGGTGGAGTCTCCGACCTGCCGCATCTGCTCCGTGAGAACGACCGTCTCAAGTTGGGCGGCGTCCCAAATGGCGGACTCGAAGCAGAACTTCCCATTCACAGGGGGCAGCTGGTGGAAATCACCGACGAGGACTATCTGCACTCCCCCGAACGGAATGGCTCTCTTGCGGATCAGCCCCAGGTACTGAGACACCTTCTCCAGGAGCTCGGCATTCATCATGCTTACTTCGTCGATGATCAAGACCTCGATCTCCTTGAGCTCTTGCAGCTTGGGCTGGTATTTGTAGACCAGCTTTTGGTACATGCTCTCGGCGGTGCCCTTGGCCAGGCCTATCTTCAGGAAGGAGTGCACCGTTGAGCCGTTGATGAGGAGGGCAGCGCAGCCCGTCGTGGCGGTCACCCCAAACTTTGTGTCCCGTGCTTTAAACTTCTCGATGATCTTGTTCAAGCAGAAGGACTTCCCAGTGCCCGGGCATCCGGTGAGGAACATGTTCTTCTTCTGCAGCACGAGCTCGCACGCCTTCTGCTGGAGGGCGTTCATTGCAGGTGTAGGCGCAGGCGCAGGGGCCGGCACCGGCGAGGCAGTCTCGGACGAAGCACATACGGCAGCAGCTATGTCTTCGCCGTACTTGGACGTCTTCGCCGGGCCGAAGCCTGGGATGCTCTGCACTGCGGCGACGGAGGTCGGGCGGGCCTTGACGATGGCCTCGAGTTCTTTGTTGGTGAAGACGCGATACGGAGGGATTCCGTCAGCACTGGCCTGGGCGGTGCGAAACGCCTTAAGCGCCGCCGTCAGGTCCCTGACGCCAAAGTTTGACATTTAGGTGTTGAATAAAACGTTTGATACTTATTTTGCTGTACTTATTAGACCGATTTCTTCTTAAGCTTCTTTTCCTTCCTGAGGAGTCTCTTTACAATCCACAGTTTCCACGCTTTCAGCACCGTGCGCAGGAATCTCTTGCTCTTCATGCGCTCACGGAGGGTGTTCGGGACCTTCGAAGGGTGGGCAAAGTATTTCCACGAGCTGAATACCGCCACACTGGCTAGACCAGGTTCTCCGGAGAGCAGGTCGCGAACCAGGTTCTTGGTGACGTTGCTGGGAATCTTGGGACCTTTGGTCATCCGCTTCCAGCCATCGAAGATTGCCAGGGTGGTAATCGGTATCACCTCATCTAGCAGCAGCAGGGTGTCCTTGGAGGTGGTCTTGGGCACCGCTGGACCGTCGTACTTCCACTTCATGTGCCTGTTGTAGTCGGTAGGGTCATCCTTGACGTCGGAGTGCACCCAATACGTCGACCAGGCCGAGCCCCCAGAGAGGCTCCTGCCGTAGTCCGTCTCCCAGAAGTAGTACATCGAGCAATTGGGGTTGATGGGGATGTCCGAGCTGAGCATGTTGGAGGTCATGTTGTGTGTATATATTCAATGCGCCTTGGTTGGTTATGCAGCGTATTCTTAAGCTTGGATTTTAAAGCAAAAAGTGAAAACAGTCTGTTATAGTTAACACGTGGGTCGATCAACCCGGGTGTTAGCTGTAATGTAATACAGCCGTTGCGTTGCTTATTCTTCGTTCATAACGGTCCACTTTTGCGAGGCCGCGTCGAAGCCTAGCACTGCGTTGTCGGTGGCGCCCTTCGTCGAGACGTCTTTCAATGAAGTCAGCGTCATGGTGGCGATGGTTTTCTCCAGTGCCGCGACCCTCAGGCAGAGGGCGTCGAATTGCTTCTGTGAAACGTTGGTGGTGGACGGCATTATGTTCTGTTTTGTGTATAGCACCGCTTTGATTTTAATACGATTGAACGAATTAAGGACACGCCCCCATTTAGACTACAACCAACACGAACAAGCAATACCCCCAAACGCCATGCATCCCGTGATTGAATCTATCAACAATATCCCGCAGCACAAGCAGAAGTCCCAGGAATGGCTGGACCAGCGGAAAGGATTCCTTACCAGTAGCGACGCGGCCAGTGCGCTAGGCACGAATCCGTACTCGAGCTACGACGAGCTGGTCTTCAAAAAGTGCGGCGTTGCCAAGCCGTTCACAGGCAACATCGCGACGCGCCACGGCGAGAAGTATGAGGACGAAGCGATCGAGCGATACTGCAGTGTCATGGGGATGGTCAACCACGAGTTTGGCCTCATCCCGTACGCGCTGGTGCCCAGGGACGAACCGGATCCCGAACTGAACTTCCTTGCGGGCAGCCCCGACGGCATAGCGCTGCCCGTGGACGGCGACGATGACTCCGAGCCCATCCTCATTGAGGTCAAGTGCCCCTTCCGGCGGAAACCGAAGCAGGGGCACTGCCCCGAGCACTACCTGCCCCAAGTGCAGCTCAACATGCTCATATGTGGGCTGAAGAAAGCCGACTTCATCGAGTACCTCCCCCAGACGCAAGAGCTGTTCATCACGCGCATCCACATTGACCACGATTGGCTCAACGCGAACTACGGGCACTTCAAGGGGTTCTGGCAGCAAGTGGAGCTGTACAGGACCAACGGCATCGAGACACACGAAAAATACGCCAAGATAAAAGCGGCGTGTGACAAGGCGATTGAGAAGGACCTCCAGCGCCAAGCCAAGGAGGAGCTTCAAAAGAACCAAGGATGCCTTTTGGACACCGACTCCGACTAAGCACACCGGCGTTCAAATATGTTAAGGATAAAGTGCAGTATATATAATAGCAAGATGGGTATCCGCGGTTTAACGAGCCTTATCAGCAAGAGAGCGCCCGGAGCCATACAAAAAGTGCCAGATGACGACTTGGTGGGTAAAAAGTTTGCCATCGATTCAAGCATCTTGATGTACAAATTTAGCCATGCGTCTAAAAGCCACGAGAACGCCCACACCATTGGGTTTTTGAACAGAATCACGAGCTTGTTGCATGGAGGCATCCTCCCTGTGTTCGTGTTCGACGGGGTGCCACCAGATGAAAAGCTGAGCACTCTCAAGAAACGGAAGGAGGACAAAAGGAAGCTGTACGTGAAAGTAGAGGCGCTGGAGGCCCTGCTGCCGACGCTGACACTGGAATCGGAAATAGATGAATGCACCCGCAGCATCGCGCACTACAGAAACCAGATAGTCAAGGTGACGGAAGAACAAAAGGCGGACGTGGCGGAGCTGCTGCGCGTCCTAGGAATACCTGTTGTGTACTCACCTGGCGAGGCGGAGCAGACCTGCGCCTTCATGCAACGGAGTGGGATCGTCGATTACTGCGTCACCGACGACAGCGACGCGTTCCCGTTTGGCGCCCTGAAGGTCATCAAGCTGACCAAGCTGAAACTGAAGAAAGGAGGTGTGGACGTGTTTTCGCTTGACGCGGTCCTGGAAGGCACCGGGCTATCGTACGCGTCCTTTGTCGACATGTGCATCCTCTCGGGCTGCGATTTCTGCGACACAGTCCCTCGGATTGGTCCGGTGAGTGCCTTCAAGCTCATCGCAAAGCACAAGTCCATCGAGGAGGCGGCCAAGCAGAATGACGCCCTCAGAGCGCCGAGTTTCCGGTTTAGCAAGGCACGAGACATCTTCAAAGCGGGCCATCAGGAGGTTGGGAGCACGGCCCTCCTCGAATTGGACAAGGAGGGTCTGCGCAACTTCTTGCGCGACAAAGGCTTTCAATCGAGGGACATCCAGAAGTGGTTGAACAAAGCCGATGCCTCCAGGGCCGAATATCATGCCCGGAATTGAGCAAAATAAAAATATACGCCCCCATCAATAACTAATGCTCTCTCGCCAGGAATTCAGACAACTCTTCGGGTTCTCCTCGAAACGGAAGGCAACCAAGGCTAAGTCTACGAAGAAGAAAAGCGCCACCGCTCCCAAGAAGAAGAAAAGCGCCACCAAGGTGGGTATGCGCACTATCGGCGGCGCCCGTCGCATGGTGATGAAGTCCTCCACCGGCGCCAAGTACTGCGTCCGCAAACGCAAGGATGGCACCTCCTACAAGTCGTACATCAAGGCGTCACCCACTGCGCGCAAGTCGCCACGTTCCCGCTTCGGCCGGGTGATGTATTCTAACGGCTCCCCAGGGGTGCTCTCTGGCGCGTCGGGTGCCACGGGCGTCCAGCCGTACGCCTCTCGCAGCTCTCAGCCTGCGCGCCTTGTCATGGGGCCCACTACCGCTTTCGGGGGGAAAAGCCCAAAGAGCGCCACCAAGACCAAGAAGGCTCAGGACAAGGAGAAGAAGCGCAAGGAAGCGAAGAAGAAGAAGAAGGCAGCCGACGCCGCCGCTGCCGCCAAGAAGAAGAAGAAAGAGGCCGCCGCCAAGAAGAAGAAGGCCGCCCTGAAGAAGAAAAAGTCCTCGTCCAAGTCCAAGTCCAAGTCGTCGCCCAAGAAGAAGGCGTCGCCTAAAAGACGTTCGCGCCCGGCCACTTCGGGGTACGAGCGCCCCTACCGGTCGTACAACATGTACAGCAGCTTCGGCAAGGGCTACACGAGAGGCGCCGGTGTTGGTGGCTACTCGTCGATGGCTGGGTACCCAGGCGTCAACCGCTTCGTTGGCCCAGTCCTCTAAGCAAACCCAACAGAGATGAATGACTAAAGCTAAAGTTGTAGCTGAAGTCATGTTTCTTTCTAGTCGTTTAGATCGCGTCGTAATCGTTGCGCATCTGCATCCGCGCCTCCATGTCGGCTGTGACACTCTCCGCACTGGCGGCCGGCACCGGGACCGAAGATGACACCATTGGTGCCGGTGTGGTCTTGGTGGCGAATTGGGTGTCGTCCCAGTCGTTGCGCATCTGCACCCGCTGAACGGTGTCGGCAGTGACACTCTCCGCACTGGAGGCCGGCACCGGGACCGAAGATGACACCATTGGCGCCGGGGTGGTCTCGTTGTCGATCCAGCCCGTTAGACGTGCCTGGCGCGCCTTGCGCAGCTGCTCGGGTGACGACACTGCTGGGGCTGGGGCTGGGTGCTTGCTCAGTGCCTCGCCCAACTGCTCTGCGACGTCTGGGATGGGCTCAAGCTCAAGATCGCCGGTGCCGCCAATCTCGTTGGAAACGTCGTACGCTGGGGTAATAGTTTGACCAGGCGTCGGCACAAGCAGGGCTTTTTCGGCGAGGTCGGCGTCCTCGATGGGCAGCTCAGCGGTTCCAAGGGCGGCGTGGGAGAAGTTCTCCGTGCGCTTCTTGCGACAGACCGACACGATTAGGAACGCGATATAGATAATCAGGGCACACT